GTCGAAGATCAGGGCAAAAGAGCAGAACGACTGCAACAGGAGTTTATTGCGGGCAAGACAGCCGCCCCTGATGAAGTTCCACCGGTAGAGGAAGAGCCTGCCGCTACTCCGGTAGTAGAGGAAGGGAAAAAGATTGAACAGGAAGTAAAGCCGGTTGTTACACCCGGTCCAGAGGGAGAGCACTTCAAACAGAAATACCAAGTGCTGCAAGCAAAGTATGACGCTGAAGTTCCTCGCCTTTTTGTGCAGATCGATACCCTTACCAAGCTTCTTGAGGAGCAGGGTAAGACGATAGACCACCTCTCCGGGCAGGCCGCGCAAACGGTCGCTGAAACTCAGGAAATTGTACCTGAGCGGAAGGATTTCGAGCCGGATAACTATGAGTCTTACGGCCCAGAAATAGTCGAACTCGTAGAAGGCTTCAATGAACTTAAAGAAGAGAACAAAGCCCTAAAATCCGGGCAGGATAAGATTGTCAGTACCACCGATGAGATTATCACTGCAACTGCCGCTACCTCAGAAGCACAGATGTTCACACAGCTCGATGGGTTAGTGAGTGATTGGCAGACCATAAACCAGAGCCCGAAATGGCTGAACTGGTTGGGGTTAGCCGATCCGATGAGTGGCATGCAACGCCAGGTTCTTCTCGATAACGCCCTTAAAGCCTTCGATGCTACGCGAGTGGCGAATATCATCACCTCTTTCAAAATAGAGAATGATATTCCGCTTCAAGTGCCTGAAAAAGCACCGGAAAAGGCAGATGGAGAGAAGGAAGAAACGCAAATCATTCTTCCTGAAACAGCTGCGCCTAGTGAGGTCGATGATGTGGGGAAGTCCTCACAGCAGATCACCGCACAGGATGTGGCGAAAGCCGCAAAGCTGGTGCAAAGAGGGCGAATGAAAGAGGCTGAGTTTTACAAACTTTCAAACGCCTTTCAAGAGCAGCTTGCCAGGCAACGTGCCGCTTGATCGCGGACTGCGGAGCCTGTGCATGCATTTTATAAACTTAATATGGAGGAATGAACATGGCCATAGATGCAGCAGCGGCAACTCCGCAGTATAGTGGCAATTTTATCCCGGAAATTTGGTCTGGGAACCTTTTGGTCAAATTCTATGCAGCTTGCACGATGGCTGCAATTTCCAATACGGACTATGAGGGTGAGATCAAAAAGAAGGGTGACAAGGTTATTATCCGGACCACTCCGACGGGAACTATCAAGGATTACGTCAAAAATCAGGAACTTGAGATCGAGCACCCTGACAGTGATCCGATAGAACTCCCAATCGATCATGCTAAGTATTTCAATTTCATCTGCGATGAGATTGATGCGTACCAGGCTGATATTCCACTCATGGACGATTGGTCAAAGGATTACGGCCAGCAGATGAAAATCACCATCGAGACCGGTGTATTCGCCGATGTTTATACCGATGCCGCAACCTATAACAAGGGAAATACGGCAGGGTATATTTCCAGAGGTTTTCACTTTGGGGCGACGGCGGCCCCCCGCGTTGTAACCAGCGAGAACGTCCTTGAAATTATCATCGATTGCGGGACCGCGCTTACGGAATACAACTGTCCTGAAGAGGATCGATGGATCGTAATACCGGCGTGGATGGCAGGGATCATCAAGAAGTCCGATATCAAAGATGCATCCCTTACCGGGGATTCGCAGTCTACTCTCAGGAATGGGCAGATCGGACGGATCGATGAGTTCACTCTCTATAAATCAAACCTGCTTGCCAGTGCGACCGACACAGGGTTTACGTGCTATCACGCCATGGCAGGGCAGCGCCACGCTTTGTCGTTTGCAGCGCAAATGACGAGGATGCGGTCGCTGGAAACTTCCCGAACATTCGGAACCCTCATAAGTGGCCTGAATGTGTACGGGTATAAAGTGCTGAAACCTGAAGCACTCATCGACCTTTACGTAAGAAAGTAGGCAACTTAACAATCTAACACTGTAACGTTTAGTAAATTTAACCTCCTTCACGGTGCGGCTTAACTCATTTTTGGAAAGGCCGATCATGCGAAAAGTCGCATCGTAAGGTAAGAGAGGAGCTTTATCATGGCAACAACATATCATTTTTACAAACAAGGCTATGCACTTCCCATGGATGCGCCTAGCACCGTCATTCTCAAGAAACATCTTGATGTACCGGCGATCATTGCTTCGGGAGCACTCGGTTATTCTCCCCTTGCTGTAGCTGGTGTCAGGACCGCATTACCGAGTACCGGGTTTGCGGCCACCGATATTCTGAATCTTTTCAGAGTACCGGCAGGGTTTCATGTGATGACTGGCGGTATGAGAATCACCACGGCTGGATCTGCTACCACGACAGTCGATATCGGGGTTGTAACAGGGTCAACGCAGTTGGCAAGTGCGGGCGACGATGCTGGGACCTGGCTTGAAACAGCGGTTACGTCGGGAGCGGCGAATCTGATTTTCGATGCCACCGTTGGTACAACTATTCCGCCAGGAGCGGCAACGCCAGAGGACTATTTCATCACCACCGGAAGCATCGATATAACCTTTAACACAGCCGCGCAGCTCACCTTGATAGCTGACATTTGGGTAGTTGGCTTCAAGGCCTGGTAGCAGACGCGGAACTCGGAAAGGTGAGGGGGATTCATTCTCCCTCACCCACTAAGGAGACAGAAAATGGCAAAGCAACGCTACATGATGAAACTTGGTGAAGACTTTGTCTATGCCTATCATCCAATGACCATAGATCAACGCAAGGACATAATTGAAATCACCGAAACACAGGCGAAAAGCATTATGGCAGGCATGACAGTCACAGGTGGGAACAAAGAAGCACGTCCCGAAGTGGAAAAGAAAGAGGTTGAGGTAGGCACCGGACCGCCTGAGTTACCGAAAGCAGAGCCAATGCCTGATGTGCAGGAAGACAAGACCGAAGCACCGCCCTCAGACGATGAAGATGAAGATATTGTCATGCTACGTGCAATTTCAGAACTCGGAAAGGGTAAGGCCAAGGTAGAGGCATACGTCCTGCAACGCTATAACCATGCGTTCGAAGAGAGAACAACCCTGAAAAAGATGGTTGCGAAGGCCATGGAATTGAGGCTTAAAGAGCTGGCGGAAATGAAGACCAAGCCAGAGCCAGAACAAGAACAAGCACTTTGAGCCTAACCGTAGTACAGGAGATAAGTCATGGCGACCATCATGTTGGGCCACCTCTTCGATATGGTAGAGGACCAGGTTGTTGATGAAGATAATGCTTTATGGGATATTCAGGACATTCTCAACTGGTATAACATAGGCACTAGGACTATTACCAGCATCAACCCAAGGGCCAATCCTGCCATAGAGAGCGTAAAGCTGGCGAGTGGCGTTAAGCAGCGCACTCCTCCCGGAAGCATTGCACTCATTGATGTGCTACGCAATATGGGTACGGACGGCGTAACAGCCGGAAGAACTGTCACCTTGACGACTATTGATGCTCTACGCGCCTCAGCAGCAAGTTTCTCCACCGTAACAGCAGCTACCACCGTCTACAACTTCGCCAGAGATCCCGATGATATTGCGCTGTTCTGGATTTATCCCCCTTCCCCGGGAACAAACTATGTCGAACTGGAGTTCTCAAAGGTCCCGACAGTCACCGTTTATGACGACGACGGCGACTATCGGAATGCCTATATCGCCATAACTGATCAGTTTGTGGATGCTCTCATAAACTACATTCTCCATCGAGTTTATGGCAAAGATACCGATGTTCCCGGCAATGACCCGCGCTCAGTCAAATATTATAGCCTTTTCAGGCAATCCCCGGGAATCGCCGAAATCCTCGGGGCGCAAGCACAGGGAGGCCGATAATGACGCAAGCTATCACATCATGGGAAACTGAGGTCATGCCATACGTCAGGAATGTTCCATGGCCTGCCTTCTTAAACGCCGTGAGGGATGCAGCCATTACCTTCTGTGAAGAAACGAGTTTGTGGGTAGATACGCTTGATCGGATTTCCGTAGATGCTGATACCGCTGAATATGCCCTGACTGACCCTGACAATGCAGAGATTTATGGAACTGATGAAGTGAAGTACAAGGCAGATGGTGCAGAGGATAGTCAGTTCAAAACGCTTCATCCCATGTCGGAGAATCAGGAGGACCTACATCGTAGGGGATCCTGGAAGTTCCAAACGGGGACTTCTCCGTCACATTTCATGCTCGATGCCGATAAAACCCTTATCTTGTGGCGCATACCTACGCTCGCGAGCACCGAAGGCCTTTTGGTCAAAGTGATTTTGCGACCTGATAAGATATGCACGGTTTTACCGGATGTCCTTTATACCGATCACTACAAGACAATCGGCAGGGGTGCCCGGGCCGGGCTATTCGGACAGAGCGCACAGCCCTGGTATAACGACGAAGCTGAAGGCAAGAATATGGCTGAATTTAACACTGACATTGCAAATGCCAAGATGCGCAAGATAGACCGGGGAACCAAGCGCAAAATGGCTGTCAGGATGAGGGAGTGGATTTAATATGACCGACGAATACCAGTTTACCAATAACGCTGTGAGTACCCTAGCCGTTGACATGGGGTCGGGAGATGCCACAGCTACCGTAGCAAGCGGTGATGGTGGCCTATTCCCGTCAGTGGGTGCGGGTGACGGGGAGGCCTTTGACATTCTGATTATCCAGGGAAGTACCAGCGAATGGATGACGGTAACTGCGCGAAGCTCTGACATTCTCACCGTTACCCGGCCAGACCCCCAAACATTTACTGCTGGTGCGACTGTTTCGCTCCGCGTGAATGCAACTATCCTGGCTACCTTTATTCAGAAGGGTGTTTACAGGGAATATGCGGGGAGCCCGGATGGCCTTCTGACAGCAGCATACAGCGGAGAAGAGGTTTTAGATACCGACAATGACAAGTGGTACAAGCACACGACAGGTACAGAATGGAAAGTGATG